CTATTTTATATACTTCGTATAATCAAATTCTTCACTAACTGTCAATGGTATTCTCATAAGTATAATCGTACCATTCCAATTAATAGTTTCAGGCAATTTTACATAATCACTTCCGCCAGATGCATCATGCCTATGGAATGCTCCTCCTGACAACATAAAGAATGCCCCTCCAAGACCTTCCACAATCATACTTTTAGTAGATGATATACCAAACCCTCTACTTTCAGCATCAGGAAGGTCTTTAGTCGAATATCCTTCATTTGCATATTTCAATGCTTCAGCTTCATTGTCACCTATCTTATCAAGCATCTTTTGTGACTTGACATAACTTCCATAAATTGTTATTCCATCATCAGCTATGCATATATCCAAACAATTCTCACGTTTCAGATATTGCGTATATATATAACCATAATCACTATCAGAATGTTGATTTATATTGCAAATTAATTCACTAATCAAATACGAAAGTGGAGTTTTAAGTTTTAAATCTAAATTTTTCTGTTTTTCAATAACTCCTTGAATAATGGTCTGCATTGAATCTATATTCTTATTCAATCGACTAAAGCGACATATAGGGATATAACTTTTCCCTAAATATTCTTTCAACGCACTATTTAGGTCCATGTCATCTTTTATTGTCAGCATATCAAAGAACTTAACACATTCTAAATAGTTTCTCATATATCCAACCACATTTTTACACTGTACGTTCTTACATTTGCTTTTATATATGGCAAATGGGAACAAAAAGAATGGATGAAAAAAAGAGGTATTTGAAAAATCCCAAACAGGAACATCATTATCCCTTATTTGTTCATTCGCAAAAATGACAGAAAATAAATGGTTGAAAACACTACCTATTCGTTCATCTCTATCCGCATTTGGAATATTAATTACTTTATTCATAGTACAAGAAAATAATACCAATATTTACAGAAGGCTCTCTAATTACGATGTCCCTGTAAATTCCTTATTATAGTGAAAGGGATGCTGTTGTACATACCAGCACTCCTATATGGTGCAAATATAGGTAATTATATCAATATGACAATATCAAAGATAGCTATTAACACTTTTAATTTAACGGTAATTCCAACAAGTCAAAGAACGCTTCTGTTCGATTATTATTTTTCCAGTCCCTTTCTACAATGTTCACATAAAAATTTCTTCGCTACCGGGAACATCTTCTGCCCCACATATCCGCTAAGATACTGCGCTTCCTCACCATAGGGATCAATCCCGAAAGCCTTGGAGATATGCCGGCACAAATGACCTTTTTCGTGATCCCACGAATTTTGAAACTCTTCGGGAGTGGAGGTTAGTGAGATAACCATTACTGTTTCTCTTCTCCTGTAGTCCGAATAGGTTAGACCGGTATTCATTCTGCCTTCAGTCAGATTGCGATACGCACGCTTGAGGGAATCCCCCCTGCATCCTATACGGTACAGGTCCATAATGATCCGATCCGCCCAATAGGTGTGTACCGCATAATACACTTTGACGTGCCAGTCCCCATATTTTGGTATGTAGAACTCCTGAACAATCATATCACATCCGACCAGATTACAGGAATCCCTTTACCTATACAGGTGGCAAAGAACTCGTCAAACGCCCTGCAAGGATCGCCATCAATATCATCAAGGTAGCATTTTATATGCTTGCACAAATGTGCCTCGTCAACCAATGATTTTTTATAGAAATCCGCTTTCAGCATGTTTGCGACATAAGCAACGTCATAACCCTTGTCGTGCTCGATGGTAATTCCGTTCGCTTTCAGCATATCGTCCACTTCATCTTTGCTCCACGGCTCCAACTTTTTTTCTTTACCCGTGGTTTCGTCTTTCACTTTCATTTTTGAGACGGCCCATTCATAAAGTTTCTTGCTGAAATGAAAGCCGTATGCTTCCAGATATTCCCTCATGCCAGATGGGAATCTGCTGTATGTATCCAATCTCTGTTCCATAACCTTTGTTTAAAAAGAGGGGCATTCCACCCCTCCACCATTAATAAAACTCACCGTTGGCGCGTCTGCGTCTGCGTTCTCCCATGTCATCTATGCGGGGATATTCAGGGAAATAGCCGGGATACCTGCGTTCTCCCATACCTGATCCTGAATAATTTCTTCCGCCATCACGGAAGCCCATGTCTCCATGAATCTCTCTCATGGCCTTTTCGTAACCGTGGCGGCAGCCTTCCTTGTAGGCTTCTTCCACCTCGTCACCTCTCATTCCGAAGCCGCGTCCGTAATCGTCACGCCCTTCTTCTAATATTTCCCACATTCCCATAATCATTTCTTTGTTTTGGATGTTTCAACCACTCCGAGCTGTTCCATAAGCCGTTTGTTCAATTCCATAAGGTCAGACATGTTCTTGCTCATTTCCGACATTTGCCCTTTCAGAGAGGATATTTCCTGCTCCTGACGTTGTTTCTCGGCAAATTCAGGGTTCAAGAGCGTAAGCATCTTGTCACACCCTGCAATGACGGAATTGTGAAAATCCATGCTGTTGATGATGTCTATGCTTTTCTGTTTCATAGAAGCGACCTCGTTATTCATCGCATCACGTGAGCATGACACTACGATATTGCCGTTCTGTCCGAAGTCGGCTATATCCATGCCGGCAGGAAGATTTTGGAAAGTCGTGTTCTGCCCGTTGACACATACAACAACATCCACAACCATTTCCATTTGGGGCAACTGTCCCATAGGGGATGCCATAGGATATTTCGGCTTGGGAGCGGAAACGCTGACTACCGGGCCGTATTCGATAAACGGGTTAGCATCCTTATGAAGTATATATAACTGGTTATTGGTACGAAGTGATTGAAACATATTGGTTTGATTTTAAAGGAGTGTGGCTATTCCCATTTGGGAAACCACCACAAAACTCTATGTTAATTATTACTTGCTCCGTAAAGAAGCGGTCTCTGCTGTAGAAGCCGGCGCCGTTGTCGGTCTGTATCCTCCATTAACAAGATACAATTCATTGGTATACTTGTTGTAGTGAATCTCATAAATACCGGTTCCGGCAAGGTTGGCAACCGTAATAGGCTCGTTGTTGTAAGCTAACAACGGTCTTGTATCCCCGTTGGTCCCTATCAATATAGGCAGCGTGGCAGTCGTGCCGGCAGGGATCGCCTGACGAAGATTGACATAGAACCCTCCGACATAATCCCTGTTGCGGAACGCATGGTTAGGAAGCTCCAAAGTCACATTCTCAGTACCGACTGTTACAGCCACCGTAGGAAGAGTGTTGTAATTCACTCTGCCAAGGGAGGGAAACGGGAACGGAAATCCTGTAAAAAAGTTAGGCCACATATCTACCTCCTTTCTCACCGGATTAACCCCAGTAGTTATTGCAACCGCATCCGTAACCACCACGGCCATATACAGCATCACCTGCATAAGCACCGTATGCTGCAGCACGATATGTATCCACGTTCACACCTACAATATTAGGGTATTGTACCGGGACAGTGTTAGGTAATTTACATTTTATACCATCAACATCGCTCTGCAATGCCTGCAATCCGGCTGCTAAAGGAGCGATCTGTTGTCCTACCGCACTCAGGATAGTGGCGTTCTGGTTACGCTGAGAGATTTCGGCTGTCAAAGTAGCCTTTTCCGCAGTAAGAGATGCGATCTTGTCCTGCAATGCCTGATTCTGAATAGCATCAAGTTTGGCAAGGATGGCATTCGTGTTGGCTGTCGCACCATCACGCAATGACAATGTGTTCTGGTTAGCAGTGTTGACTAATGTGTTAGTCTGGTTGCACATTGCAAGCTGGTTCTCGTATCCCTGTGTGGTTACAAGCTGTTTCATGTCGCAGCAACAGCTACAGATCTGAGATGTCAGAGCGTTGTTACCTTGCATGATCGCAGTGAGGATACTGTTGGTGTTCTGGCCCATTTGGTTGCCGAGACCGCAGATAGCCTGTGATACAGAGTTAATACCGGCAAGGATTTGGTCTGATGATGTGTTCACAGCTTGTGCTAATGCTGCAATGTCGACACCGTTTCGGTTAAGTGTCTGCATGATCATTTCTCTTCCTTCGTTCGCTCCTTGGTTGTTGTTGCCACCAAATCCGAAGTTCCCGTTACCGAAGATGGCTGCAATCACAATCAATGCGATGATGTCCTGAAAACCGCCATTGTTTCCGAAGAAACCTCCGTTTCCGTTTCCTCCCATCAGCCCCATCAGATAGCCAGTGTCAATTCCACGGTTCTGCAAGGACGGAAGAATGGACGCAAGCAGGCCATTGTTTGCGCCGGTTCCACCGTCTTGGTTAAAAACATAAGTTCGTTCCATAAGTATTTGTATTTTGTATCCGGTCAAAATCGACCGTGCACAAAAGTATATAGATCATAACTCATAGAAAATCAGTTGTTTCCCAACAAATTCTTTATATCGTCCCAATATATTCTCATCATTTTCCCACTCTCCATCCTCTCATGGAAATTGGATATCATGTAGTTGACAGCACGTTTAGTCTTATGGATATGAGCGGCTATTTGTGAAGGGTACATACCGCTTTCGAAAAGAAAAAATACAAGAAGATACCGGGCATCCACTGTTTCCATATTCTTATCAGATGATAATATTTGGTCTACAGACACTTCTGTTTCTTTTGAAACAATATTAATTATTTTGGCAAAGATTTCTGACTTGCACATGTTTTTTCTAATTTTTTATTCTTATCTTTGCCATGCCACATAAAACAAGATATATCGATGAACAAAGCATAAGACATTTTGTTGAAGATATTTAGCCTCCAACGTGCAGTGTCTTATGCTTTTATCATGTTTTTATGTGGCAATATTAATATGAGCGTTGGGGGCTTTTTTTTGATTCTAAGCCCCTGAAAGAATTACTTTTGTTAAATGAGTTTTTCTATTATGTGCCACGCTTCTACCTGTGGCATTCTGGTTACTATTTCATCTTGCACCTCCTTTCTTCTTTACCAGCCCAATGACTACGATTAATAATATTAATATAATACCTATTGAAAACTCTCCTAGTTCTAATTTCGTCTTCTGCCACCATGTTAATTCCTTCTCCACAGGGTAGGGGACTTCTAACTCTTTCTCCTTCTCTATATAGGCTGTATCGCGAATCATCCTGTCACGGTAGACTATATGCCACTTGTCAACAAACACTGAATCGCCTTTCTCTTTTATATGGACAGAATCCTTAATGTAGATGGAATCACGCTCGTGCATGGTAAGATAAAGACTGTCAGTCCTTATAGTTTCTACTGGGACATACCTTATGCTCCGGCATGATCCAAACAGCAATAGCAATGCTATCCCTACCGCAATCCATATATAGACTCTTTGTCTCATAGCAGGTCCCATCCCTTAAAAATGTCCTCCATTACGGCAGGGACACCATTTTCAACATAAGATATAGCAGCAGCCAAAGAGCACATCGTATCTTTATCCTCAATATCCGGAACATATACCGAAGGTACTTGCATATCCTGACATACCCGTCTGATGTAAGCACCTGTATTGTTCTCTGTCTGTGGGGCCCATCTTGTAATAAAGTCCGCAATACAAATACAGTTGTGTTTCCTTCTGTAATTCTGTAATGTGCGGATCAAAGCACGATAACCCCATTTCATTTCTGTAAACTGGAAAAAATCCTTGTCTGTCTGTTTTTCTCTCAACCCCTGCCATTTATCCTTTGTTATGCGGATATTACCGGGGTTATTGTTTCTCAATCCTCTTGGTAAACTTTTCATTTCTTTCCCTCCTTTTCTTTTAATTGCTCTATCAAGTTATTAAACCGGCTATTAATATAGATGCTTATGCCAAATACGCTACCGGCATACAACAGACACTGGGCAAACAACCACAATACACTATCATGTATCTGCCCCATAGGTTCCGAGCACACAAAACCAGCCACAGTCAAGGACGCTCCCAAAACAAGCATTCCCACAGCAGTTGAATACTGGATGTTTTCTTTTGTCTCCTTTCTCATTGTGCAATAATTTATATGACTTTTACTATCCTTTTTTTATACCATCAATTACACGTTTTGGATTACCCGATTTTATCAGCTAACCTTTGTTTTGTATGACAAAATAAAAAAAGAGCCTGCCACGGAAACTAATCCGCAACAAGCTCTTGGTCTTATGAAATTGTATAATGTCCTTTCGTCATAATATAAGTGGCGTGCATCTTCACACGCTCCCCACAAAGATAAATATTGTTTCCCTTATTACAAAAAAAATAACCGGCAATTAACGCCGGTTATCGTGATAATGTCTTATAGCTTCATTGACATATAATGATACTGATTGCTCCTTATCCAAAATAGTAGCTACATCCTCCTCTATCGTGACAAATATTTTTCTTACACCTCTAACCTTGGGACGTCTTGGCACACCATTGCTGTCCAATATCCTATATATCGTTTGCTCAGACTTTATATCTGTTTCCTTCATTATCTCCTTAATAGCTATCCCGTCCTTATATAGGGATAATACCCTAGACTCTTGATCTAGGGTAATAGATCGTCCTCTTCCCATAAATTAATGTTTTTGTTTGTTATTGCTTGTTGTTTTTAAGGATATCGGATTAGAACTCAACAAATATCAATGTTTCCATGGAATCTGATTCTTTCACCCACATGTGATTGTTTTCAAAACCATAATCGAAAAACAGTTTAAAGTAAGGGTATTGTACTGTTAAAGAGTTCATACAGCCCTTTAACTCGTCTTCTGACATACAAGAAGTGATTTCATTGATAATTTGAACGAAAAGGTGTAAAACCTCTGGTTCACAATTTATCAGTGGATTTTCTACTATCGCTTTCATAATCTTCTATTGTCTTTTAATTGTTATTATTCATTGTTTTATTATCACAATGCAAATATACTATATTGTGATGTAATAGCAAAACAAATCACAATATATTTTCTTGAATTGTGCAATATTTAACATTTAGATAAAAAAAGAACAGCCGCCAGCAAAAAGCACAGCAGCCGTTCAATCCACGTCCTACTCTCTATCCCATTCTCCCGAAAGGACAATAGCAAAGGTATCAATTCTAAAACGAAATACAAAAAGAAAACTATATTAATTAGTTGTAGAGAGCCAATTTTGAAACAAAAACCAATCTTCTTAAAAAATTGCCATTAATGCAATATTTTTTACTTGCAGGATGAATGAAGAGAATTAATAGAACGGCAAGACTGGCGAGTTTGTATTTTTATTGACAGGAAACGAATGTTATGGATTGGGTTCGGAAAAACAAGTATAAAACAGATAGCTCCTATAAATTTCTACTGTCTGAGGTATTTTTCCGGGTATTTTTGAGATTTTATTTGATTTTGTTTTACATTTCTACGATTATAATACTTCTGGTTAGCCCTTGTCAGATCCTTGATGATCGTTTCATCAAACACCTCGGAATATATCTCTGTTGTCTTGACCGATGTATGCCCCAAGAGTTTTTGGACGGTGGTTATCGGAACGCCTTGGTGAACCAAGAGAGTGGCACAAGTGTGTCTGCTTGTGTGGTAAGTGAACTTCTTGCCGATATGCGCCATTCTTCCCAATTTCTGCAATGTCCGATTAGTGTCCGAATTGCAACCTAATGCAGCCAGTTGTTCGATGCTGTCGTACTTCCGCATTATGCCCAGTGCCTTTCCGTTAAATAATAGATATAGCGGGATATTAAGTTTCACACCTGTTTTGACACTGTTCAACACTAACCATTCTTTTCCGTCTATCGTTATCAGATTTTTATAGGTAAGTTGTTTAAAATCGGAGAATCTCAATCCGCAATAGCAGCAGAAGAGAAATGCGTCCAGTATGTGCCGGCTGTTGTTCTTCCTGTCCGGCAGTTTAAGATTTTCCAATTTTTCCAAGTCGGCAGGCATCAGGAAGTTATGTTCCTTCTTCTCCCTCTTGATCTTGAACTTACGGAAAGGATATGCCTCCTGTAATATATAGCCTTCGTTAATCGCCTCATTCACCAAGGTACGAAGTATTCTCATGTGTTTCCCTACCGTGTTTACTTTCAATCCCTTGTTACGCAAGAATGCGTCAAATTCCTTTAGAAACGTATAATTGATGTCCGTGAACTCTATCACGTTCCGAAATTCCTTCAATGTGGCTACCGTGCCCAGCATGTTATCCTTGGTTCCCGGTTTCCTATCGGAATTCACTATAACCTGTTGGGCGAACTTAAGAAACGAAACCACGGGTTTTACCCCCTTCCTTACAGCTTCCTTCAATGTGGATAAGTTAGATTCAAGACCTCTCTTCCAATAGCTTAACTCTATAGCCTGTAATTCCAATATATGCTCATATAGCATTGCATTAAGTTCTTGCGACTGCGGATGGTTGATTACTTGGGCACCATCCTTACTCCAACATTCCGGCTTTAGATAGACATTGGTTTTAAAGTATACCTTCCTCTGATTCAGATAGGCTTCTATTTGTACAAGGGCTGTCCCCTGTCGGTTTAACTTGTTTTGCCGGTTATAAACTAAACGATATCTGATCTTCTCTAACATACTCAACTTTTTGTTTTTAAAGTTAAAAAAATTCTTCTGCATTTACAAAATAAACCACAAAAATTGTTCTGGGGGATCGCCAACAGGCAGAAATTCTTGTTTAAATTCCTACCTGTGTTAGTGTGCTGATATCTATATTTACCTTGGTTGCTGAAATGGTATTATTCATCGGTATACGGTTAGCAAAACATACTACAGCGTAGCCCCATCCTGCTACATAGACATAATAGTTATCATCATCATCTTTATACATTTTTATTGATAACGGTCCAGAATTATGAGTAATACATAAATTATTACCATAACCATGTCCGCAGATAATAGAGTAGTCATCAGCTATTGCCGAATTACCTTCACCAACAATCTTAACAATCAAATTTCTATTTCTCGTAAAATCAATCCTATATAAAGCCGGAGAGCCTGTGTTTGCTGATAGATTTATATAGTTTCCATTTTGCAGAAGTTCCCGAAGAAATGGGATACTTGGCAAAGATAAAAGACATGCTCTTATTCTGCTGCTTCACATCATTACGTTTCTCTGACATGCAGAATTTAAAATGGTCTTATGTATTTGATAATCACATCGAAGTAACAACCATAAAAACAAATGATCCTTTGCGTATAGAATTAAATAAATATTCAAAAGAGGTTCTGACAAGATACATAAGAACAAAAGGATACGTGTTCCCGAGAATATCAAACCAGAAGATGAATGACTATTTAAAAACTCTAGGGAAACTATGTAATATTGACGCTCCTACCACCATTACATACTATAAAGGCAATGAAAGGATCGAAGAAATATTACCGAAGTATGAACTTCTATCCAGTCATATAGGAAGACGCACATTTATATGTAATGCGCTTATGCTTGGCATCGCACCTAATATTGTAATGAAATGGACTGGGCATTCAGACTACGCTGCAATGAAGCCATATATTGAAATTGCTGACAAAGCAAAAGAAACAGCAATGAGTTTGTTTAATAAGATATAAGTCCCTGTTTTAGTCCCTTATTTTTATAAATAGCTTAAAATCAGAATATAATGTGGAGCATGCGAGACTCGAACTCGCCACCTTTAGACTGCCAGTCTAACGCTCTAGCCAGATGAGCTAATACCCCGCGAAATAATAACGATGCAAAGATACATAGAAAATCAATACTACAAAGCTTTTGAGAAAGTTTTTTTCATGTGAACAAAAAATTTTATTTATCACTTTTGCATCAAAGAGTTACTGTTGCGTAAAATTGTTAACCAATAGTTGACCAAGTTTAATAGCACATAATAAGCAAATAGCCCCGACTTATCACAAGTCAGGGCTACCTAAATTTATAAATTTAAAGTTTTTATGAAAAATCATTGTTGTATCAATGCCTGTACACCATCGGCACAACAATAATCACAATAGTTATATAAACACACGTTCTAACTTAATTGTTCAAACAACATAAATTCTTTTTCCTTTTATGTTTGCCATATTACACAAAGGACAAAGGGAAAAACATTCAATGGATCTGCTACTCAAGCACCGGAAACAGAGAAGAACCAAAGGAATCTAACAAGACTTCAATGGCAAATATATTATAGACAAAAAATCACTATAAATTTATGTAACTAACCTCTGTTTATACAGAAGACTTCATTGGTGAGTTTACGATGTATTCAGCTAATGAATAACAACTATATGTCAAAAATGTACAGAATGGAAAGAAAAATTATACTGAAGCATCTTATAAAAAAGAATCATCGCTCAATCGGATGAAACCTGACATTATCCATATCAGCCCGGCAAAAAGCATGAAGGGAGAAATATACCGGAAATTCCTAGAAGAGAAAGAAATATTTATGTCCGCCAATAACGAACTCACCATAAATATAATCAAGGGTTGTATTTGACAACTCTGTGATTGACTAGGCAAAAAGAGGTGTAAAAGTTGTCTTAAACCTCCTCTATCGGCTTGGACCAAACTTCCTCTTTCGTTTCTTTACACATTACGGAAATAGTTCCTCCAACAAAATCCTTCACATATCCTTTGCGTTCAGCCAACATATCTTCAGCCATTCTAATAGCCTTAGCCTTATCCTTCAATGAAAATCCTTTATTAGCAAAATCAGTACCTTCTTTAAAATATATATCATAAGTTTCCAT